AAGTACTACTCGCCGGACTACGACAAGCGCAGCAAGTACTTCCGGCCGAAGACGCGCACGATGATGCGCAAGCTCGAGGCGGCGCTCGCGCTCGCGCTGTTCTCGACCGCGGAGGTGACGAACTGCGAAGCATTGAACCAGTCGGATCCGGCGCAGGTCACGGCGGCGAAAGTCCACACGGCGGTGCTCAATCACCGGCTCAAGCAAACGGTGCCGTGGTTCAAGATCGCGCTCGCGGGTTTCTTCGACGCGATGTCGCAGGGCGTGGTGCTCTCGTGTCAGGAGTGGCGCTACCAAGAGGCCACGATCATCGAGGACGAATACGACGCCACCGGCAAGGCGACCGGCGTCGAACGCAAGAAGACGAAGATCACGCGCGACACGCCGTGGGTGCGGCTGATCCCGGTGGAGAACGTGCGCATCCACCCGTCGAGCGACTGGGCCGATCCGATCAACTCGAGCCCGTACGTGATCGAGCAGATCCCGTGGTTCGTCGACGACCTCGTCTACCACATCAAGAACGCGCGCTCGTACGGCTCGCAGGTGCCGTACCTCAAGGACTTCAACGAGCAGGAGTTGCTCTCCGGCGGCTCCGACCAGAGCGCGACCGCGCAGGTCATTCGCCAAGCGCGCGAGACCGGCGCACGACTCGACCGCTACTCGCAGGTGCAGCAGGGCCAGCACAACCGCATCGTGTGGGTGCATCGGAACATCGTGCGCGTCGACGGCCTCGACTACGTCTACGAAACGCTCGGCACCGTGCGCCAGCTTTCCGACCCGGTGCCGCTCGAGGAAGTGTTCGGCATCTCGCGTCGCCCGTACGTGATGGGCAACTGCATGATCGAGCCGCACCGGATCTACCCGTCGGGCCCGGTCGAGGTCAGCAAGTCGCTGCAGGAATTCGGCAACGATATTCTCAATCAGCGCAACGACAACATCCGCCTCGCGTTGAACAACCGCTACATCGTCAAGCGCGGGCAGATGACCGACATGCGCTCGCTGATGCGCAACGTGCCCGGCTCGATCACGATGACGACCGAGCCGACTTCCGACGTGAAGCAACTCGAGACGAAGGACGTCACGTCGGCGGCGTACACCGAGCAGGACCGCATTGATCTGGACTTCGGCGACGTCACCGGCACGATGAGCCAGTCGACCATCGGCGCGGTCAGCCAGCGCGACCAGAAGGTGCGCAACACCGAGCTCCTCGGCCAAGGCGCGGACCTCGTCACCGAACTGGGCCTGCGCACGTACGTCGAGACATGGGTGCAGCCGGTGCTGGCGCAGTGCGTGGAGCTCGAGCGCGAGTTCGAGAACGACCAGACCGTGCTCGAGATCGCCGCAGGCGAAACCTCGCAGTCCGACTGGCAGACCGCGTTCCGCGCGATGCAGCAGCCGGTCAACCTGCAGGTCAGCGTCGGCTTCGGCAACACCGACCCGCTGCAGCGGATCCAGCGCCTCGCGATCGGCTTTTCGACGATCGGCCAGATGGCACCGCAGATGGCCGCGGAGGTCAGCGGTCCCGAGGTCGTGCGCGAGGTGATGGGCATCCTCGGCTACAAGGACGGCTCGCGCTTCTTCCCGTCGGTCAAGCAGCAGGGGCAGGAAGATCCGCAGGTCACCAACCTCAAGAAGCAGGTGGCGGATCTGCAGGCCGCGGCGCAACAGGAAGCGGCGAAGCACGCGTCGGCGGAAAAGATTGCGCAGATCAGGGCGTCGTCCGCGGAAAAGATCGCGACGATCAAGGCGCAGGTGCAGGCCAACGTCGCGCTCGGCACGCAGGCCGCGAAGCACTACGTCGCCGACCTCAAGCACCAGATCGCGCAACTCGACACGCAGATCCTGCGCGAGGGCAACGTGATCAAGCAGGGCCAGTTGCTGCTCGAGCGCGAGGCGCTGTCGAACTCGATCATGCAGGCCGATCGCGAATTCCAGTTGAAGATCGCGACGTCCATCCCGTCGCCGCAGCAGGCGACGCTGCCGACCGAGACGCCGGAGCTCTCGCAAGACCAGCCGTTCATCCAGTCGTTGCGTTCCAACGGCGGCGGGCCCATGGTGCCCGGTGCCGCGGGCACGATCGAGCGCGGCAAGTTCGGCCAACTGCCCGGCGCGGCCGGGTGAATTAGTAATTCGCAAAAGGAGATTAAAAATGCCTCCACAGCCGTTCAACATCACGCCGACGCCGGTGTCGCCGACGAATCCGACGCCGCCGTCGCAGCCCGCGGGCGGCAATCGCGCGTCGCTGCCGGGACCACGCTTCGGCAAGCCGATGCCGCCGGATCCGACGCTGTCAGCGCCCACCGGCAAGACGCCGCACCATCGCTCGAGCTTGTTCGCGAAGGGCAAGACGAACAAGGGCAAGCACATCATCCCGAAGGCGAAGTACGGCACGGGCCGCGCGAAGCCGACCGCGGAGTACTGACGTGCCCGACGTCAGCAAGGCGCAGCGCAAGTTGATGCTGGCGACGGAGCACGGCTGGAAGAAGCCCGGCGGCGGCGGACCGTCGCCCGAGGTCGCGGCAAAATTCACCGCAGCGGACAAGGCCAAGGGCAAGCGGTACGTCAACGCGCTGCCCCAGCGCAAGACGAAGCCGCCGCGGTTTGCATGACCGAATCGTTCGGCATCTCGGTCGCGCTCGCGCAGTCGTTCGTCGACAGCGAGTTCGGCATGCGCTTGTGCGAGCCGTTTCCGATTGGCACACTGCACCGCGGAAATCTCCTCTACCTCGTGGCGTGGCAGCGCAAGTACCGGCCCGTCTACAAGCGCCGCACGCCGAAGCACAGGAAGCGCAAGCATGGCTGAACAAGACCTCGACGAATTGCAACGTGCCGCCGACGAACGCATCGCCGCCGCGCATGCCGCCGAGGCGGACCTGCTCGAGCATTTGCAGAATCGTGGACTTGTGGAAGTGTGGAAAAAGGTCAAGGATGGCCTGCACTGCGAAAAATTCCTCGAGTCGCGCACCGGCAAGCATGTCGTCGACCGATTGGTCCGCACGATCACCGACGCGCAAGAGGCGTGGCTGCTCGCGGATGATCCGCTGGATCCGGAAGTGGTCAAGGCGCACCGGCGTGCGCAGGCCGCGCACATGGCGATCTTCGCGCTCGACGAAGTTCTCCTCGAAAGCAAGGAAGCGCAGAACGATCTCGAGCGCATCCAGAGGGAAGTCGGCAATGACTGAAGAGGCAATGATTCCGGTCGGCGACGTCCTCGAGCATCTCGCGCGCACGGCGCACGCGATGGAGAAAGACGGCGAGGGCTTCGGCTGCGTCGTCGTGCTGCTCGTCAACAAGCAGGGCGGCTGGGCCGGTGGCGTCGGCGGCGAGCAGGCGCTCGAGCTCGACAAGCTGCTGCTGACCGTGCGCGACTCCGTTGTGCGCGGCGAGAATTCCTTCACCCTCTTCACGAAACGCGATCACCCAATTGAACCGAACGGCGGATGAGAGGCTGCGGCCATGGCAATCAGAGAGACAGCATCGAGCACCACGAAGGGCACCGGCACCGACACGTTGAAGATCAGGGGCGGGGGCGATCCTCGCGAGGTTGATCTGGAGCGCCCGCAGCGCGACATCATCGAGCGCAACCTCGATCCGAACGCGTCGCGCAAGGCGATCATCGGGCGCTACAACGCGCTCCATCAGGCCGAACGCGAGCAGGATCTTGCGGAGGTTCCCGGCGCGGCCGAACTGCAGGCCGGGTACGAGGAGGGTGGCGATGCCGTGGTTGCTGACGTCGCGACGGCGGGCGACAGCGCGATGCAGACGCCGCGCAATGTGGTTGCGGAAGAGCCGACGCCGGGTGTAGATTCCGGCGCGAGCGGCGACGAACTTGTCACGCTCAAGGTTTACGGCAAGGAGATCCAAGAGTCGCGCGCCGCAGTTGAAGCTGCAGGCGGCGTCGAGGCTCGACAGATCCAACTCGCCGCCGAGCACAAGCAGGGCGATCTCAACATCGCCCAAGCCGAGCGCGATGCTCACAGAGCACAAGAGCTCTCGCAGGTCGCGGCAGACAAGCGCCGCGCTTTCGAGAAGCTGAAGAAAGAACTGAACGCCGACAGCAGACCCACTGAACCGGCTTCAGCAACGGCCACCGGCTCCCCGGCGCGCCAACCCGCAAGTGCCGAGACCCCGGCACCCAAGGGACCAGTAGACCGCACCAAGATTGAAAATTTGGTGACCGAGCTCTACGCGGGAGATCCCGACCGTGCCGTAGCGGCCATGGCGGAAGTGCTTGAAGCGACTCATCGTTCACCGGGTGTGGACGTCGACAAGCTGATTGCACTGGAGCAGGCGAGGTTCGAGAAGGAGTGGGCAGAGAGGGAATCTGCCGCTGCGACGAAGTCGCAGGTCGACGCGGTCAATGGGCTGATGCAGGATCGGTACAAGGTCATCCTCGACGATCCGACGCTGCGCAAAGATTGCGCCCACCTGTACAACGCCGAAGTGGCGGACGCGAAGAACCGCGGCAGGCCATGGGTCGTCATCGCTGACGAAGTTGCAAAGCGAGTGCTGGGTCGAGCAGGTATCGTCGATGCACCGAATGCCGATGTCACGGCAGCGGTCCACACACGCACCAACTTCAAGCGGCGCATCCCGCAGCCTTCGACGGCATCGGACCGGGTTCCCGCGCAAGAGGTCGTGCCCGACTACCCAACCTCACCGGCAGACGTGGTCAAAATGTACCGCGCCTCGCGACATCAGCCCGTGTACTGACAAACGCAGTACACGAGGGTCGGCGGGGGCGGGCCTGATGAGGAGTCACCCCCATGGCGGGTCAAATTTGGAGTGTGAACGCGCTCGGCGGCTTCATGTTCGCCCCCGAGTTGTCGAACGTACTCCGCATGTCCGTGCTGCCGGTCGTGAAATTCCGGCAGTTCTGCGATGCGAAGGACGCCACCGACAAGGGTCTGCAGCGCGGCGACACGTACTCGTTCAACGTCTACTCACGCGCGCAAACCAAGGGCGCGCCGCTGAACGAAACGAACGCCATGCCCGAGACCAACTTCATCATCACGCAGAAGAGCGTGACGATGACGGAGTACGGCAACTCCGTTCCCTTCACCCAGAAGCTCGACAACCTGTCGCAGCACCCGGTGCAGGAGATCATCCACCGCGTGCTGAAGCACGACTGCAAGCAGGCGCTCGACATCCAAGCGTGGGCGCAGTTCAACTCGACCGGACTGAAGGTCAACAGTTCGGATGCTGCGGCGAGCGCGGGCGCGTCGATCGTGATCAGTTCGTCGCCCGGCACCGGCTCGATCGGCGTCGTCAACAACTGCCCGTTCGCCAAGGGCCACCTGCGGTTGATCGTCGACAACATGAAGGAGCGCAACATCCCGGCCTTCATCGGCGATGACTACTACTGCATCGCGCGGCCGACGACCTTCACGTACATCAAGGGTTCGGACCCGGCCAACCCGCAGTTGGAGCAGACGTATCAGTACACCGAGACGGGCTTCGGCATGATTATGAACGGCGAGATCGGCCGCTTCTACAACATGCGCTTCGTGGAGCAGACGCACATCCCGAAAGGCGGTGCGGAAAACTTCACGACGTTCAACCCGCAGACCGACACACCACAGCCGTGGTCGAACAACAAGTCGGACTGGATCTTCTTCTTCGGCGAAGACACTGTCGCCGAGGCCATCGCGATTCCCGAGGAGATCCGCGGCAAGATCCCCACCGACTACGGTCGGAGCAAGGGCATCGCGTGGTACGCTTTGCTGGGGTACGGGAGGACGCAGGGTGACAAGACTGCGGACGATTTCCCGAACTCCCGCATTCTGAAGTGGGAGAGCCAGACATGAGCTACGACACCTCCGGCATCCGCAACGTCTACAACTTCTCCGGCGTCAACAACGCCGCCTCGGCGGCGCTTGGCGCGATTCGCGTCCCGGCGGGCTGCCGCTTCGCTGCCATCGATGACATCTCGGCTGGCGTCGCCGCGGCAATTGTCGGCACGACGGCTGCCGGTCTCATCCAGATCGGCACAGTTGCGACGATCGCCAAGTACGCCGCGCAGGCTGTCGGCCCGCTGACCGGATTGCCCAACGTCGGTTCAGCGTACGGCAGTCAAGATCTCGATGGACGTGTCGCGGCCTACAACCCCGGCCTCGCTCCATCGGCAACGCAGAAGGGGCGCATCGACCTGATGCAGGATGGCGACACGCCGGGCGTGCTGCAGACAGCGTTGCGTGTGTCCAATGCTGCGGCCACAGGCACGCCTGCGGGCACGTACAACGTCACCATCACCGTCCGCTTCTGGTAATACAATCGGGGCCACCCGCACGACAAAGCGGGTCGCCCTACCGAGGAGAGCACCATGGGCAAGATGAGCTACCCCGGCGGCAACAACGCCGGTGACACTGAAACCACCAACGTCGAACCGGCGCTGCCGGGCACGCGCATCAAGACACCCGATCGCGGCTCGAGCACCGGCGCGAGTCTCGAGGACGGCGTTTCCTGCCGCGAAGAGATCCATTCGGTCACGCCCGAAGACATCGGCGCGGACACCGAGGGCGCGGGTCAGATCCACATGCAGCACCCGAAGACGAGCGCCGGTCGCGGCACCCGTTGGGGTTGAGGAATAACCGCAGAGTGAGGAAGGGCAGACCGGGCGACAGCCTTCGTGCGGCCCGGTCTTTTTTTCAGGAGGTGATCCATGGCGCGCAACACACTCACTCTGGGCTTCGCTCTCGGCGAAGGCAGCGAAGGCGATTCCGAGAAGGGCCGCGACTACACGCAGAAGACCAACGACGGTCTCGCGGGTGACAACGCCAGTCCGTTGCCCGGTGCGGATGTTGCGTGCGTCGGTTTCAAAGCGCCCGGCAAGATTCGTGATCCGGAAATTGGCGAAGGCGTCGCGTCGAGGCAGGCGATGGCTGATCAACTCGACGCCGAAGATCGCCTCTCATTCAAGCGGAGGTAATCGTGGACAAGGCAAACGAAATCATTGGTGAGCATCGCGGTCGCTGGGTCTGGGAAAGCAACACGTACACGTCGTACGGTGCGCTCATCCCGCAGGACGTGCTGATGACCGACGAGGCACGCAAGGCGGTCGACATGCCGCTCAAGCCGGACTACGAGGTGCTCGACATGACGCCGGTGTTGCCGCCCGAGGCGGTGCCCGCGCCGTACACGCTCTCGCCGGTTCCGCCGTACCCGACCCATCTGCCGAGCGATGGTCCGGCGCGGCCACCGACGGAGTATCCGGACGTGAAGCCGACGCATCCGATTGCGTTGCCACCGGGTGAGCCGGATCAGGGTCTGCCGGGCGCGCCGGGCACGCCGACGCATCCGATTGCGGGCGCACCGGGCGAGCCGAATCAGGATCTGCCGCCCGCGCCGGATCAAGGGCTGCCGCCCGTGGCGGGTTCGCCGGGCAGGCCGAGTCACCAGCCTGTTCCGCAGCCGCCGCAGCAGCCGGTGGCGAAACCGCAGCAGAGGCGATAACACCGTAGCGAGGTTCCCGCCGTGCAAACCTACCTCGACCTCGTCAATGCTTTCATCGTCGAGTTGGGAATCAACGGCGGGAACACGCTGGCGAGCGTCTCTTCAGGAACAAACAGCCTCGAGTCGATCCGCATCTGTGGCTTCATCGCAGACGCGGATTACGAGATCCAGTCGCTTCACCACAACTGGAAATTCCTCTGGCGGCAATTCGCCGGGACGCTCCAGCCGGGCTACGACACGCTCGCTTCGCCGACCTACGGCAACATCAGCGGCAACCCGCCGTTGAGCGCGAACATGTCGGTGTACCAGTTCCGCAAGATCGACCGGAAATCGCTCGTCTTCAACTACAGCGACGCCTCGATCGCGAACCGGCCGGTCTTTCAGGACTGGCGCAAGTTCGAGTACATGAACCAGAACCGCGGGCCGAAGTCGGTGAGCAACTCGCCGCCGTACTTCTCGCAGTCGCCCGGCGGTCAGATCATCGTGTCGACGCTGATGGCCTCGGCGACGCCGTACCGCTACGAGTGCTGGGGTCGGCCGATGCGGCTGAAGGACGACGGCGATGTCTCGCCGCTCACGCTCGCCGTCGCGCTCAACGACTCTGGCGCGAACATGGTGCCGCCGCGGCTGCAGAATCAGCCGTACCCATCGAACGACGGCATCGTGCCGACGAAGGGCGTGTTGCCGACGCCGACCGCACCGCAGCGGCTCGAGTCGTGCCGCATCATCATCGCGCGCGCGCAGGTGCTGTACGCGACGGCCGAGGGCGCGACCGAGATCATGCAGGCCGCGCTCGCGGAGTATCAGGATCTCCTCGAGGAGCTCCGCGCGGACCAGTTGCCGGGCATGGAGCACGATCGCGTCTCGGAGAACGACATCGAGATGACGGTGGAGACGGTGTGAGCAAGTCTCTCACCCAGTTCCGCGCCGCCATCGGATATCCGCAGGAAGACAACAACGCCTCGGAGCGATTCGCGCTCGGCGGTGGGTTGTCGATCGAGCAGGTCGCCGCGATCGGCGATCCGGCGAAACTGCTCTTCTGCAAGAACTACGAACCGAACTACGCGGGCGGCTACCGCAGCAAGGGCGGCTGCGAGCCGGTCGACGGCCACCGGCAGCCGAGTGCATTTGTATACATCCTGTACCCGGTGACGATCACGAATCCGGCGAACGTGCCGGGCTCCATCGGCGCGAATGTCCACATGGCCGACGGCTTGCGCGACGTGGGCCCGTTCTTCCTCGGCTGGGAAACGATCGGCGGGCAGAAGTACATCGTGCTCACGCACACGATCCGCTCGCTGATCACCAGCAGCTACGACCACAACCTCGTCTCCGGACGCGACTACCGCGAGAAGTTTCTCGACGTCGTCATGTTCCCCGTCGGCACGACGTTGTGGACCGGCCCGGCGTCGATCGCGCAAAACTTCGGCACCGTCACCGGACCTGCGGCCTTCTTCGGGGACGTCAGCAGGGCGGCGCTCTACATCCGCCTCGCGCGCAAGGTCGCACGGGATCTGATCCAAGGCATCGGGAATTTTCAGGGCATCGGCCGTGCGCTGGGCGGGTTCGACCTCAACGGTCGTGTGTTCGGCATCCGCGGCCTCATCAATCCGGTGGCCGACGCGGGCCTGTTCGTGGCGAAGGGGCCGGGCGATGGCACGGGTTCGCCGCTGATCGGCTGGAACCAGCTCGCGCTCGGTAGCATTGTATACTTTGTCAACAACAACAACCCGGCCCTCGTCGAAGGGGCGACCGTCACGATCGGCGCGACGAGCATGATCGCCAAGCGGATCAACACGCAATTTGGCACGGTCGGCGGCGGCGATGCGTGCGGCTACTTCTCGACCGGCCCGGCGGGCATCACCGGCGGCGCGGTCGGCAACGGCGTCGCGATCCAAGTCGGCGGCGTCACGGTCGCGACGACACCCGCGGCCGGGCCTGTGGTCAGGGCGAACCGCCTCCCGGCGGGCGGCAACTACCGCTTCCGCCGCTGGAACTTCGGCGGCAATGCGTACGACACGCGCATGTACGGCATCAGTGGACTCGACACGGCGTTCGAGATCTGGCTGCCCGCGAACGCGGTGTGGTCGACGGCCGTCTTCACGCCGCTGATCACCGGCCAAGGTCTCGACGTCGCGACGTTCAACAACGCGCCGGTGCTGGACACGCCGAACATCATCGCGATCGCGCACGACCAGTTGTTCGTCGGCTACCCCGGCGGCAACCTGTCGTACTCCGGCTACCAGACCCCGGCGGATTGGCAGTTCGTCGAGGGAGCCAACCAACGCTACCTCGGCGAGGACATTACCAACATCATCGAGAACATCAACAACACGGTGCTCATCACGACGCGCAACCGCACGCGGATGCTGTACGGCGACGTCACCGAGCAGTACCAGTTGCGCGACCTCAACACCGAGGCGGGCGCGTACGCCTTCACCGCCGTGCCGATCGGCGGCGTCGCGCTCCTCTCCGACGAGGGCGTGAACTTCTACGACCAGCAGACCGAGTTCGGCAACTTCGGCGGCATCAGCCTTTCGCAGGACATCAACACGCTGCTCAAGTCGTACATGTCGACCGGCGACGGCCCGCTCGAGGCGACGCAACAGCGCGACCACAGCCTGTACCGGCTGTACTTCGACGGCGGCACGTTCTTCTCGTTCTGCATCGTCGGCAAGGAGCTCAAGGGCATCGGCAAGTGCGACATGGACCTCGGCTCGAACATCGTGATCTTGGAGACGACGGCGGGCACCGACTACAGCGGCAGCCTGCACACCAACTTCGACAGCACCGCCTCGTTCGTCGTGCGCAACCATGTCGTGCGACCGGTCGGCGCGCAGAGCCTGTCGATCCACACGGTCAACCAGACGATCGACCCGGCGAAGTGGCCGGTCGGATCCAACGTCTACGCCGACAATGTCGTCGTCGGCACCGTGCAGAGCGCCGCCGTCAACAGCGCGCGCAACTTCTGGTCGGCCGCGAGCACGGTCACGAACGGCAACTACAACCTTGCGCCGGGCGAAAAAATATACTTTTGCGGCGACGACGGCTACCTGTACGAGGACGACGTCGGCGGATCCTTCGGCTGCCTCGGCACGCCGATCGCGTTCTCGCTGCAGAACCAGTTCTACTGCGGCCAGCAAAACATCGACAAGATGAAGTACTACCGGCGCGGCGACTTCGACGTGATCGGTGCCGATGCGTTCACGAACCTGTCCATCGCCGCGGAGTACGACGACGGCTACGGCTACCGCTCGCCGGAAAAACCGGAAGTGGTGACGCGCGCGATGACGCTGTCGTTCTTCGACCAGATGGCGCTGTACGGCACCGGCTTCTACGGCGGCGCGGGCAAGAACGTGATCCGCAAGATGCTGCACGGGCAGGGCGTGGGCATCTCGATCCTCGCGTTCGGCGAGTCCGACATCGCATTCCCGCACACGCTGCAGGCGGTAAAGTTGAACTACGCCACGCGCACGCGGCAGGGCTGGAGGTAGCGATGGGCAAATTGTATACACCGCAGTTCGTGCAGGCGTTCGGCAGCGTCAAGAACTCCGACGTCAACACGAACCTGTCGCTGATCCGCGATGCGTTCAACAACTTGAGCGCGGTCGACTCGACCGGCGGCGGCTACACGTTCGTCTCGACCGGCGGCGTGAGCAACGTGCTTGTTGACCTGTCGGCGGTCGGCTACAGCGGCTTCAACTACGTCAGCGTCACGCTCCCGGCATTCGCTGCCGTCGGCGATCCGCCGGTGACGGTTACCGTCGGGCAGGGATCCACCGTCGGCACGGTGGTGTCGAGTTGCCAAGTCCTCGGCGGCGGCACGCCGATCATGGGCATCGTGTCGGCCAACGGCCAGCCGTTCCTGACCGCGAGCGGCGACAGCCTGACGTTCCAGTACGTCGGTGGCACCTGCGGCTGGGCGATCACCAACAGCAGCCTGTCGGCGCTCGCCACGCCGCTCGGCGTCACGACGGTGCAGGGATGGAACGCCATCAACCTCGTCGCGTTCCATCGCCTCGAGCAGGTCGTCGACACGACCGCGCTGGCGTACACCGGGTTGCTGCTCGACGGCATCAACGTGCCGGGGCTGTGGACCGCGTTCACGCAAGCACCGGGATCCTTGCCGAAGACGCTCAACGTGGCGGGCACGATCAACGGCGCGGCGGGCTACGTGATCCCGGTCACACCGAACATCCGCCACCTGTTCACCTGCATCGCGACGAACAACTTCGTGCGCACGACATGACACAAGTCGTCAACCATCCGCGCTACACGCCGATCGGCGTTGCCGTGCTGTCGATGATCAAGCCGGAAGCGCCGGTCGACGCGCCGGAAGCGCCGGACCTGTTCAACGCCGAGCTCCGCGCGATCGCGGCGGCGTTCGATTCGCTGTCCGCTCTCCCGGTCGCCGCCGCCGGTGGTGCGAGCCAGATCGCGCTGCAGTGGAACGCGCGCAACGTGCTCGTCGACCTGTCGGCGGCAATCAACAGCGACGGCGCGGTGGAGGTCTTCCTGCCGGAAGGGCCGGGCATCGGGGATCCGCCGTGCATCATCGAGGTGCAGAAAAGCGGCTACCACACGGCAGGCTCACATCTTGAGACGGCGGTGGTGATCTCGACGACCGATGTCGACCAGTCGCTGATCAACGGCGTCGTGCCGGACAACGTGACCGGCTACAACCGCGTCGCGCTGTACAACCCCGGCGATCGCGCCGTGTGCCGTTACCTCGGCCCGGTCGTCGGCTGGCGCACGTTCCTGCTGCTCGGCACGGTGGTGAATCCGAACGTGCCGTTCACCGCGCCCGCGCGCGCGGCGTTCCCCGGCCCGTGGCAGAAGTCGATCCTCACGAGTGGCGCGGTGTATCCGCTCGACGGCATCACGATGCCCGGCCAGTGGTTCGCGATGACGAGCGTTGGCGGCATCATCACGCTCGGCGACTCGAGCTACACGTTCAACGGCGCGCCCGGTCCCTTCGTGATCAGCGACGTCTACGTCGAGCACCTGTTCACGCTGACCGACGTCAAGACGTTCGAGGTGGCGTGATGGCCGAGCAGCCGGGCGACCAGCGAGTTCGCAAACGAGTCACGACGCCGGGGCCGAAAGGCAAGACCGCGGTCGGCACGTACTCGATCTCGAATCCGAGCATGGGGTTCTGCAACAAGCACTACATCACGGTGCTGCTCACGCCCGGCTCGAGCGCGGGCAGCTTCAGCATCCGCGGCGAACCGGCGGGCGTTGGTGTGGATCTCGGCACGACCGGCTTCACGAAGATTGAAATTGAAAATGTGAACATTGCGACAGCGACCTGCCTGCAGTTCGAAGTCGCGGGTTTTTTCGATGCGTTCGCGCTGATTGTCAGCGCGCCGATCACGGGCACGTCGCCGGGCATCGGCTTCGTGGTGAACTCGACAATTATCGGTTGAACGTCTTTCAGCAGTAGTATCCAGCCGCAGCCACAGGAGGCGCGCCATGCCTACCGCACTCAATCCTGCAGCACCCGCTGCGCGTCCCGCTACTGCTGCTCCTGCAGCGCCTGTTGCGCGTCCCGCCCCGGCCCCCACGCCGCAGCCGGTCGTCAACAACACCGTGACGGCGGCACCGCGCACCCCGCAACCCGCGCCGCAGCCAGCAGCGGGCCTGACCGTAGCGCCTTGGAAGCCGACCGCAGCGACGGCGGCACCGGGCCCGAGCGCGCCCGGTTCGTTCACGCCGATGAAGGCCGGGCAAGAGATCCCCGGCACTCTGCCGTTGCAGGCCAGCATCGACGCGATGAAGGCGCAGGGGTTCGGATCATCGTTCAAGCCGCCGCCTCCGACGCAGCCGCAGCCTCGTCTCAGCGTGGCCGCACGACAGGCGCGCGACAACGCCAGCGGGCTGACTGCCCTGCGCACGAAGATGGGCATGCAGCCGACGGCGGGACAGGCCGCGGCCGAGGCGATCTTGGGATCCGGCGGCGACCCGAAGGCGTACATGGCCGCGCGCGGGGCCACGCCGATCGGCACGATGGGCAGCGGCCAGCCGAAGCCACGCGCACGCCCGACGGCACCGGCGGCGGTCACCCCGAACAAGGGCCGCACGAGCTCGATGCAGCGCCGCGGCATCGGCGCAGGGCAAGCGCCGGGCCAGCCCGTGCCGGGCAAGAAGGCCGGGCCCGTCACGCCCGCGCAGGCCGCGCAGAACTTCATCGCAGGCCGCGCGAACAAGGCCCAGCCAGCACCCGTCGCGGCACCGCCTGTCGCTGCGCAGCCCCGGCCCATCGCCGCGCCGGTCGTCCGGTGACCGGCCATGGTCGACAAAACCGCGGCTGATTTCCTCAACGAGGCGGGAGCCACGATGGACCCGTCGGCGCTGGCACTGCCTGCGCCGCCACGCCCGTGGCAGCCGGGCGACACCGGCGCGATGCCCAGCACCACCACCGCGGCGACGACGACCGGCGCAACGGGCACGACTGACGCCGCAGCGGCTGCAGGCGCTACGGGGGCCACCGGGGCCGCTACGACGGCACCGGGTGCGACCGGCGCGGCTCCTGCGCCCGCTACGGGGGCCACAGGGGCAACGGGAGTTGCGGCAACTCGAGCCGCGGTCGCCGGTGGCGCACCGACGCAGACGTTCCAACGGCTGACCAACGCGCAGTACAAGGCGCTGTCTCCGGCCGACCAGAAGGCGTACGACAGGAAGAAGGCTGCCGCCGCTTCAGCGGCCCAAGGATTCTCGGATCCGCCGGTCAGCCAGAACCTGTGGGCCTCGATGTCGGCCGACCAGCGGCAGGCGTACATCGCGGCGCATCCGAATTCGCCGGAAGCGGCGGGCAAGGGTGCGGCGCTGGGCACATCCACCGCGAGCTCGAGTTCGTCAACTGGGTTCGCGGCTGGCTACACCGCGCCGCCCCCGGCGAAGGCCGAAGATTATCAGGCTCCGGACAAGAGTTTCATCCCGAAGGTGCCGGACGACGAGCCGACGGCCACCCCGTGGGACGTCACGCCCGAGCAGACCGTGCAAGGGCAGATGAAGCAACTGACGACCGACCTGCAGACCAATCCGGTCTACCAGTCACTCGCCTCGGCGGTGAAGCGCGCCAGTGCAGCCGCCGGTGGCGGCAACAGCCTGATGGCCGAGACCGCGGCCTACGACAAGGTCATCGGGCTGGCGTTCAACGTCGCCAGCGCCGACGCCGCGACGTTCGCGAAGAGCGCCGAATTCAACGCGACGATGAAGAATCAGTTCAGCCTCGCGACGCAGCAATTCATGCACACGGCGCTGCTGTCCGACCAGAACTACAAGCAGTCGCAGGTGCTGCAGTCGGAGCAGATCAAGGGCAACCTCGATTCGGTCGATCGGCAGGTGGCCGGGCAACTGGAATCCACGCGCGTGTCGGCGGCGGCGCAGGTCGAGGCGGCGGGCGAGATGGCGGGCGCGCAGATCTCCTCGTCGTCGATCTCGGCCGAGGCGTCGATGGAGAACGCGAAGCTCGCTGCGGCAACGTCGCTGTCGGAAGCGGATCTGCAGCGCAAGACCACGCTCGACGCGATCGACCTCAACTTCAAGTCGGCGTGGTCGCTGGGACAGGAGCAAACCGCGGGCGAGCTCCAGAGGATCGGTGCGCAGACCGGCGCGACGATCGCGATCAACGCCGACACGTTCGTCAAGCAGGCGACGCTGGCGCGGCAGTCGGACATGTCGACGGGCCTGAACCAACTCGAGGCGAACCTGACGGCGATCAGCACGATGCCGGGCCTGACACCGCAGCAGCAGGCGAACGCCGTCGAGACCGCCACCAGTTGGCACAAGACCGATCAGGCGCTGAAGGACGCAAGCTGGGACACGATCACGCACGGCGCGCAGGACGGCACGCTCGCGGGCGCAATCGATCCGAACAACCCGCTGCCCGGCGCACCGGCCGGGGCAACGGCGAGCAACCCGTACGGGGTCTACGGCAACTACATGGTCTACCCCGGCTACGACATCAGCCCGGCACCGGAGATCGGCGGCGCGATGAGCAACGTCGGCGAGCAGAATCAGACGGCGCAGCCAACGGGCACCGGGAGGTTCGTGCCATGATCCGCCGCGCCACCTTCGACGACATCGACGCGATCATCGCGCTCGGCACGGTGCTGGTCGGACGCAGCGCGTACAAGCACACGACGATCTCGTACAAGGCATGCGTCGACCGGCTGTTGCGCGCGATCCGCTCGAAGAACGAGTGGCTCGGCGTCGCGGTATACAAAGGGAAAATTGTCGGCTTCCTGATCATCGTGCTGGTGCCGTACTGGTGGAGCTCCACCGAAAAGTACGCGCTCGACGATGGCCTGTTCTGCGTGCAGCCGGGCCTCGGCCGCAAGCTCGTTCAAGCCGGATCCGAGTGGGTCGCGATCCATGGAGCGAAGGAGTTCCTCGTGTCGTTCACGTCGCGATTCCACAACGCGCGCAGTGCGATGGCCCTCATGGCGAAGTCCGGTTTCGTCGAGCGCGGACTCGTGATCTCGATGGATCCCGGCACGAGGGTGAGGAGAGTGAAATGGGCGGCTTAGTCAAAGGCGTGAAGAAGGTCTTCAAGGCCGTCGGCGGCTTCGTCAAGAAGTACTGGAAGCCGATCCTGATCGCGGCGGCGATCTACTTCACGGCGGGCATCGCGCTCGCGGCCATGCCCGCGACGGCAAGCTTCGCGGCAGCGATGCCGGGATTCGGTGCGACCGGAATTTTCTCGAGCGCGGCGACGGCGATCGGTTTCGGTGGTGCTGAAGGCGCGGCGAACGTCGCGGCCGGGTACGGCATTTTCGGCAACGCTGTAGGTGCTGCAGGTGCTGCGGCTGCGGGCACGACCGCGCTCGCGGTCGGCGCTGAAGCGCCCATCGCGGCTGAGACCGGGCTCTCTTCGGCCGTCTCGGTCGGGGCTCCGCTCGGCGGTCTGGGCGCTGAAGGAACCGGCACCGCGGGCCTTTCCACTTGGGGCGCAGGAGAAGCCGCTGCGGGTGGCGCGAGCACGTTGGCTCCCGGCGCGGGCGTGATGCTCGCGGACACCGCGCCGTCGGTCCTCAACGCGGCGGCGACAGGAGCGATCACCAACAGCCCCGCCGAGGCGGGCGGCTTCCTCAACACCGCGAAGAATTTCTGGAGCGGCATGAGCTCGTCGGACAAAGCGATGTTCGGCGCGACCGTGTTCAAGGGCATCTCGGGCCTGCTCGCGCCGGGACCGACGAAAGCGCAGCAAGGCTTGTGGCCGGGCGGCGCGTTCTTCGGCATGGACGAGAAGGGCAAGGGCGTCGACCTCGGCCAGACGTACGCGAACGCGCAGGCTGCGCCGGTGAAGACGGCGACGTCGACCTCCTCTGGCGAGGGCGGCGACGCCGAAGCCTCCGCGTCGACACCGCTCACGGGCGCAGCGCCCGCACCGACCCCGGCGCTCGCTGCCGGTGGCGACACGTCGCAGGCGCAACCGCAGCAGCCCTCGCCCGCGGCGTCGGCGCAAACAGGATCCTCGTTCCTGCCGACGGCAGGCACCGGCGCGGCGACCGCGCAGCAGGCGACGCAGACGCAGGAAGACTCGCTGCAGAGAGCAGGCGCGGCGAACGCTGATTTCATCCAGCAGACGATGGCGCGCCTCGACCCGAGGAACCGCAATGCAAGCAACGCCTGATCAAGCACTGCCGCCGGATGCTGGCGCGCCACCACCGGACGCCGGAGCCGCACCGCCTGATGCCGCAGCCGCAGCGCCGGATGCTGGCGCGCCTGACGCTGGGGCCGCACCGCCCGCGGATCCGAATTCGTTCACCGGCGGCGAGTCGTTCATCCCGTCGGGCGCGCAGACCGCGGGCCCGCCCGGCGATCACCCGATGAGCGAGCAGCCCGAGGCTGCCGACGACACGCAGGTCACGCCGGAAGAGCAGAAGCAGTACGAGGATTTCGTGACGCGCGCGAAGCTCTTCATCCACGACGCGCGCGTGCCGAAGGACAAGAAGGGCGGCATCCGGCCGAACGGAAAAGCGCCGCGCGACGTGATCATCGATCACCTCAACGTCAAGGGCATGTCGGCAGCCGATGCGGTCGGCCGCACGACCGCGCAGGTGTGCTGGATCATGTACATGAACGCCAAGCGTCAGGGCTACCCGTACACGCCCGACGTGCTCTACCACGGTGCCGACGAGATCATGTCTGACCTGTATCAGGTCGGCGTCGCCGCCAAGGTGATCAAGAACCCGCCGCCGGACGGCTCGGTGGAGGAGCAGCACCTGCTCGGCATGGCGAAGCTCGTCGCGTGCAAATTCTTCGGCCAGAACCTGATCGACACCGGGCAGGCGAATCAGCAGGAAGCGCAGCAGTACTACCTCGCACAGATCCAGCGCGAGGGCGAGAGCGGCGAGCTCGACAACTGGGATCCTTCGAAGCAGTTCACGCCCGCGCAGTTGTCAGGGTTCCTGTCGAAGGCCGCGAAGGGCGACGCGCAGATCAAGGGTCGGCCGATGCCGAGCTCGATCGCCGACTTCGCGGCAGCCGGTCGACCGCAACTCGTTCCCACCGACGGCAGCGACCAAGGTCCGCCGCCCGATCAGGGCGCGCAGGGTGCGCCACCGCCGGACCAAGGCGCGGCACC